CAACATTATCAACTACAAACACGACCCTAACCACAGCAAATAATTTAGCGACCCTGTCTAACTGGATACAGCAAAAAACTATTTTCACTGCTGTTGCTTCTACTACAAACACAAACTTTGCAGGTCAATTAATGACCAATACTTTAGATCTATATGTAGCATCTCCAATTGCTCCATTCACGCCAACGTATTATTACAATACTATTATGATAATGGGAAACATAACAGGAACATTACCTGCAAGTCCTCAACTTCGCTTTCAATTCAGTAATGATAATGCTAACTGGATTACCGATACTCAAAACCCGTCATTTTATACTACTTCATTTATCGGAACAAGTAATCAGTTTACTATGCAACGAACTAATTTATCTTTCCGTTATGTTCGGATAGTTTCTTTGGCAACGTTTACAACAACAAATTATTGGGTTAGTTTATCTCGGGTATAAAATTAAATGGTGCGTCCGCCTTGCCGAGGTCGCCGACTCACATATATTAGTTATATTTATATCATTTATATATATATATAATAGCAAATATAATATATATATGTATATCCACATATAATAGTTATATTAAACGACATTAACAGACATATAAATATATTTATATGTCTGTATAGGTCTCAAAATATATATAATATATTTATCTTTATATCATTTCGCATATATATAGTTATATTTATATATATAATTCATAAGTTTATATATAAATATATTTATTCGAACGATGAAACCACCGCGGCCGTCGGAAGCACCACGGCGGACGCATCGACAACTTCTGCTTCTGGTTCTACTTGTTCAATGCTCACAATTTCAAATGGTTTAACTTCAAACAAATCGGCAATCATTCTAAAATCATCGGGTCGTTCTTTCATCATAACTTCTTTCATCTCTGCCCGTTCTTCGTCTGTGCTTTTAATTAATATCTCCATAACCATTACACGGCACATATGGTCGGCTTGCTCCTGTAATTCTGGCGTTTTTTCCACACAAGGGCGACAATATACATAGACAGGATCATCTTGGCCTTTGGGGCTTAACCTCAACCAAGTTTCGGAATCCTCCATCGTATCTTCGCACTTGCTACACTTGTAGAAAATCTTTCGTTCCATCGGCGGGTTATTCGCAACAGTATCCATTATATATATGTATAAATATAATAAAAATATATATTAATCAAATTAATTAAAATATATTCGCCTAAACTTTGGCTCAACCTTTTAAAAGTTGTTCATTCATCATAAATATTCGCAATGAACTGATCTAATGGCTTTCCATTTGCTCGCTTAAGGGTCTCTTTTTTAAAGCTCTTCAAATCGCCTTTATACTTTTTAAAGTGTGTTAAAAAAGCACTGCACCAGCGGCCACACGTAGCAATGCCTTCTTTGCTACTTTGATACGGATAATCGTTATAGTACACAGGCACCTTGCTCATCTGGAACATACGGGTCAATACTTTTTCATTCTCACCAAGTTCTTCACGGGTCTCTTCATCAGTCCATTTCAACGGCACATCTGGAGCATTACCGTATGAATCGAAATAAAATACCGCCTTGGGTCCTCGCGCAATACAAACCCAGTGGCCGCTGTTTAATTCGTGTTCATATAATAGGAATACAACCTCACCGACTTTCAACCATTCTTCAACTGGTGTTTCTCGCGGAAGCTCACTATATTTGACTATTTTCGCATTTGGAAAGTATTCGCGTAAATCAGCATCGCTCATGGAATCATAAATCGAACCATCAGACCCACCTTGCATTTGACCCATACCAGCACCATCTAATTCTCTGGCCTTCATGTAGAGCAATCGCATCTGGGCTTTGGCCTTGGCCTTGGTTGACCCTTGGCTAAATTTGTGGCCAGTTATAATATTAATGACACTATACTTTTTATTCGGCAACTGAATAATCTCATACGGCATTTATATTATAATAATATTTTTTAATTTTGATTCTTTGGAATATTTTGTAAAATATGGGCAATCACTTCTGCGTTAAAAGCATTCCCGATGCATTTATATCTCTGTGTTTTTGAAACCCCTTCTGTATATTCATCAGGCAATGATTGGAGACGTTCGCATTCTAAAGGTGTTAATTTCCTGATGGTATTAGTATTAGATTTCACCATCGTGCGTTGTTTCTTTTTGACACTATTTTTTTCAAAGGCACCCTGATATGTGGCCGTGAGTGTGTATGCCTTTTTATCGGCATTTACCATTCGCTCATCAACCTCTGCTCCTTCTTGTAAAATATCCTTTAAAATAATGCCTCGGTCATCAGGCATTTCAAACTTTATATTTGTCCAAAATAATCGCTTTCGGGTCTGTGCGGAAACCAAGGAGGCGTTAAACAAAATCGGTTCAACACCCATCGCCTCGGTAATAATATCTTTATCTTTTTTATGCATTGAGGCCACATTTTCCAAAATGAAATATTTTGGTTTGATTAAATCACGGATTCTAATATATTCCCAAAATAATCCTGACCTATCTCCATCTAATCCTTTCCTATCTTTTTTGGCAATGCTCAAATCTTGGCAGGGACTTCCGCCTATGAGTAGATCAAAATGTTCGCCTTCAGGTAATACAAGTTTCTCGGCCGTAATATCTACGACACTACCTAACCGAATAATATCGGGATAATTCTTTGTACTGACCTGAATAGCATATTTATCTATCTCGGCCGAATAATACTTTTTGACTTTGATATCAGCATAATCCAAAGCCACGCGAGCAACAGAAATACCGTCAAATAGAGAAATGACATTCATTATATATATATGTTTAGATAAATATATTTCTAAACAATCTGAATCAATTTTTTTATTAATTCCTTCGTTAATAATATATTGAAAATTCGGTTTTTGAATATATTAAAATCGGATTTAATCGTCCATATCCGGTTGCCAAGCTTCAAACTCTGTTAGAATGCAAGTCGGATAGTTTTTGAATATAGTACACCATCGACTTCCTGAACGCTTTGCCTTCATCATATCAGGTTTTGTGATTCCACAATATTCTTCCATTAGATATTTTATTCCGTGGCTTGACCCCGAATGCGGGAAGTACGTCACCGTATGTGCCTCATTCAAAATCCGTCTCGTATCTTTACCTGCAGTAGCAAGGTGATTTGTCATTATGAGCGTAGTGCGAAAATGCCGCCCGATTTCGAGAACCTGATTGACTAATGTCAACACCGCTTCTCGAATCTTCTTATCGGCAATGACATCTACATCGTCGGCAATAATACAACAATCTTGGAACATCTCGGCCGTAAGCGGTTCCTGATGCATCTTCTCATCGAGTTTGATTCGCTTCAACCCTTTAATTTTATCAAGTGTTTCATCTTCTTTGAGAGATGATAAAACATATATAGGATTATTCTTGTATTTTAATTTATATTCCCGCAAATAATTAACCACATAAGTAGATTTGCCCGAACCGCTTGGGCCAGTGATGTATAATATATCTCTTTCCCGCGTGCTGTCCGGAACTTGTTGGAGTTTAATAGGCCCTTTGGGGATTTTTATTTTATCTACTACGTGAACGTCATTTGAATCTATCTCTTCTTGGTTCGCGCAAATGCTGATTATTTTTTTTCCGTATTTGGCGATTGGTCTCCCAAAATCCGACATACATAAATTACCCTTTTTATCGTTTGATGATGCCATATATGAATATATTATACGGATATTTTTATTTCTCTAAACATTAGTATTTAGACAATCATAAAATAATATTGTATCATTATATAATATAATATGGCGGGATTTTTACAAACAGCGTTTCAATCAAATACTGCAGATAATACTTCAGCCCAAGTTTCAATCGTTAATTCGTCATCTACCCCGTTGGGCATTGCTGGGATTTTCACGGGAACGTTTGAGAATTGTTCCTCGTATGGGTTAATCCAAGTCAATGTCTCAACTGATCAAAATTGTACTCTGTTTGTTCAGCAATCGTATTTAGGGACTGCCGAGAATATTGTGGCCGCGAGTCAATTCTCAATTGTTGGCAGTGATAATCCATTCTTTACTGGAAATACCAAATTCATTTATATAACGTATCCTTTTTTTCGGGTAGAATTAGTTAATACTTCAGGTATAGCCCAAACGTCATTATATTTGTCTTCTAAAATGACTTCAACTCCTCCTGCATCTGCTGGTGGTTCAGCGCAAGTACCGCTCAACCCAGTCGATGATGGCGTTGCCGTATACGGTTCTAACAATGGTACTTCGCCGATAATTTTAAAAACTGATGTAGCGGGGGTTCTGGACGTAAATGTGGTCTCAGGCGGAGGAGGTTCGGGAAATGTTGTGGCCACTAATTTGATTACGCAAACTTTAGCAACGCGAACGGTTCAATTAGGTGGTGCTGGAGTTTGGTATCGAGTAGCATCGGTTGGCAATGACCCAAATTCTACGGCCATCTGGGCTTCTGTTGGGGCATTAGTTGGAACTGAAACCGTGCCGGTTATTGGCCGCCTGTTTAAATTAACTGGCCCCGTAGTTGCCCCGTCGGTTGGTCCATATACCCAAGGCACGATATATGATGTCGAATATAGTGGCGACCCTCCGACATTAAGCGCGGCCACCAGCGGGGTTTTGGTCTCTGGTTCCACAGACCCTTCTTCGGCCGCGAACAACCGTGTTATTAAAACAGATACTGATGGTGTTGTGTCGGTGAATATTGTTGGCGGCGGAGCGCCGACCGTGGTGGCAATTCAGGGAAGCGAAGATCTAACTTTTGCTCAAACGGCCACAACTGGCCGAATGATTGTAGAAGGTTCTACGGCGGGGGCATTAGCATTAGACGCAACAACTACATCAACAAATTCAAAATTAGATGAACTGATTGCTCTGGGAACTGTCGCAAGTGTGACAACAAATGTGGGTGGATCAACTATTATAGTTGATACACCTATTACAACTGGATTTGATATGTGGGAGGGAACTCCGGCCGCCCCTTTTTATTCCAAGTTTTGCGTGATGGGGCAACTTTCCAGTGTGCCAGAATTTACTTCCACTACTCCCCTCAAATATTTATGTCTTCAATATTCTAATGATAATACTAATTGGTTTGGTGACGGGCAGTACCCCAGTTTGTTATATACAGGCACAACTGGCGTGTATACTTTTATATTTTTGGCGTCGGGTATTGCTACACGATATGTGCGTGTGTGGGGTATGCTTGGTGGCACTTTAGATAATTTAATAGTCAATAGATTAACACGATAAAGATAGTTTTAGATAATTTTTATATAATATTTATATATTTATATTATATATAATGGCATTCTATTCACAAGGAGTGGTAAATCAGGTTCAGCAAAATTTAGATTTAGCTACTGTAGTACTTGAAGAAACTATTGCGGTCAGCACATCAACTTCCCCTTCTACATTTTATTGTAATTCACCGGCCGATACTTTTTCCGGCATTTTATCACAAGTAGCACTCCCAAACGCCCAAATTGTTATGAGCAGTGGCACATTCTCTGAAATGGACACAATCGATTTGTCGTCTAATGATGGTTTAGCGATAATTTGCCCAGCGTGTGTTCCTCCCCTGACAAGATTTGCTTTTAATTTAACGACCACTGCACCTAATGTCCGCCTTGCCCATTTGGAAATACTCGGAGAAGTTGTAATGACATCTGCAAATAGTAATAGTTCGCATTGTTTATTTTCTGATACAGTTTTGATCGGGCAGAATATGAACCGAGATATTACTATTGAAAATTGTTCATTTACATCAGGAAAACCCGTCGTTGTTTCAAATACTTTTGCTCCTTTACCAAATAGTGCCGAATTACTCGCACTGCCTACTGCAACAACTGATTCATATTTTATTACTAATTACGGTGGGTATTTATACATGTGTAATTACCAAGGCGGAATTGCCAAAGCGGACGCAATCACTGGTGTGATTATTTCAACAAATTGGTCTAATACGGCAGATCTTGGACAACCTACCGGAATGGCAGTCGATGCGTATGGATTTTTATATGTATCAAATGCTGCGTATATTTACAAATATGATACGGCAGTAGAAGGTCCTTATGTTGCTTCTATTGAAACAAACTGGCCTACAAGTTCCGGTATGGTTATTGATAATATACATTCCCGTTTGTATTTGGGAGCAACAAATGGTAGAATTATGACGTTTGATATTTCGGGTGGAACAATAGTTCAAACTGCTGACCTTTGTAATATCGGTTCACCTGTATTCGCCTTAGCAATTGATAACGCTGGTGCTTATTTATATGCTTCGGCATCCAGAGTTGTAAAAGTATTAATCTCTGATGGTTCTATCGTAGCAGACCCGTTTATTAGTGGAGCTGGAATCGCTGGTCTTACATATGCGGTTTTAAATGGTGTGGAGCAACTTTATGTCGGAAATAGTGTAAACTCAGAAATTAGTATATATAATGCGAATACTGGTTCAGTCATTAGTAGTTTTTGGAAAACTGACGCAAATGGTCTTGCGAATCCTACTGGATTAACGGCTTCTAATGCCTATATTTATGCCTGTAATAATGTTTTAGATCTTGGGACATTTACGTATAAACTCACGGTTAGTGCGTTTGCCATCGATGAATATATTCCGATTGTATCTTTTTATAACTGCGATTTTCAATTTACATCGCTCGTATTTAATCAACCATTCGCATCACAAGTTATTATTCGGGGTTGTCAGGGAATAGGATCATTCAATGATGATATTAACGCAACCTTTGTTGGTGTTAATACGAGTGATAGTTTAGTTCAAACCACTACAAACCAGACCATTATTACTGGAGCGAATAAACAACCCGGATATGTCTATACAGCAGGTGAAGGGTCGGGTTTTAGTGATACTTGGTCTTCCGTTTTAACAAATCCGGCGACACTGACATTAGATTTAGCGGGTAATCAAATCGTAAATGCCTCCTCAATTAAAGCGGTTAGTAGTTTAACTATTTATACTCAAAACGACGGAGGACAGGTTGTTTTACAATCTAATTCAAATCAAATTGGCGATGGGATTTCTCCAGCAATACAAGTTTCTCCAAATGCTATATCGCTGGGAATGCATATTGGGGCGGGTTCAACCGATTACCGAGGAATTCAATTAAATTCTGCTAATGATCTAAACTGGACTTTCGGAGGAACGAATAATACGCAACATATAAATAATTTAGCAGGCACAACCACCAGCAAGAACCTAACCCTTACTAATGGTGAAGGGGGTGTACTGACTTTTCAAGATGGAACTATACAAGAAACCGCATCTGTTGCCGGTGGTCAAGTGGATAGTGTTGTGGCCGGAACTTATATTGGCGTAGATTCAACCGACCCTACTGCTCCGATAGTAAATCTGGCTCTCCCTTCGAATACTGTGTCAAATAATATGCTGATATCAAGCGATACGGGTGTTCTTTCGTGGACTGCCGCTCCTGTCGCCGCAGTGACCTTCTACTGTAATCAAAGCAGCACGCCATTAGATACTATTTTAACGCAAGTCGGTTCGATTACGGGCGCACAGATTATTTTCTCATCCGGTGTGTTTTATACGGCCGCACCTATTACCGTAAGTAAAACACAGTGCGCGTTAGTTGGTCCTAATTGTTCACCTCCGCTCGCCCAGATTAATTCTGCTCTTACGGTGGATGGCACACAAGTGTTTCTATCGCACCTGACGATGCTGTCAGATACTGTTTTATCCGGTAATTCCTGCCGTTATACTTCGTGCGACTTTTTACAAAATGTGACCGTCGGTTCTGGGTCAAATTCTGGATATATCACGCTCGAATCATGCGAGTTTATCGCTGGTAAAACAATCACGGTCAATGCTACCGGAAACACTGCGGCGATCTATTTCATTAACTGTAATTTTGCTGGGGCGACCTTAGTAGTGAATAGTGCTTCGCCTTTACAGGTGATAATCAACAATTCCGCTGGGTTTTTAGCACTGCCTTCTTCCGCTAATGCTACGCTTGTTGGGATTAATGTATTAGCATCAGGCGTTATAAACAATGCCGCACAACGCACCATCTTGGCCGCAGGTCGAGGGACTGCATCACAGGTGCTTGCGACTGGCGGGTCGGCGGGGAATGATACTTGGGTCACTGGTCCTTTCTCGGGCGGAACATATTATGTGAATGATGGAGTAAATGATCTATCCACTGTTTTAGCCCAAGTCGGCGCACAGCAAGGAGCGCAAATAATCATATCTTCCGGTTCTTTTGGTGGCGATGCTATTGTTGTGAGTGCGGATAATCTTGCCATCGTTGGACCAAATTGCGTGCCTGCTATTGTAGAGTTAATACGAGCAGTGACCGTCAGTGGAACACGTATTCGTATGGTGAGTATTCAATTTGATGGAGTTGCTACACTAACAGGTAATTCGTGTCGTTATTCTAACTGCGATTTCACCGATAATGTGACCGTCGGTTCTGGGTCAAATTCGGGTTATATCACGCTCGAATCATGCGAGTTTATCGCTGGTAAAACAATCACGGTCAATGCGACCGGAAACTCTGCGGCGATCTATTTCATCAACTGCAATTTTGCTGGGGCGACCTTAGTAGTGAATAGTGCTTCGCCTTTGCAGGTGATAATCAACAATTCCGCTGGATTTTTAGCACTGCCTTCTTCCGCTAATGCTACGCTTGTTGGGGTCAATGTTTTAGCATCGGGAGTAATTAATAACGTGATTCAGCGCACTGTCTTGGCGAGTGGTCGAGGCACTGCTGGAAATGTATTAATTTCTGGGGGGTCGTCGGGTAATGACACGTGGGGTGCTGTGCCGAGCGACCCTTTGAAATACGATGTTGCTGGTGGGACTATAACGGGTGATGTGGTATTGTCTGCAACAAAATCGCTCTCATCAGATATTATAAATATTAAAACGCTTACCATCGGATCACCACAATATATTACTGCCGCTACGGGCGTTATTAACGCAACTGTTTCCGTTACCAAATGCGCGCCGGGTTTATTTGCCAGTCAAGCCCTAACGATTGCAAATGGTACAGTCGACGGTTTTGTAAAAGTAATTGAAATTATAAATACCAAACCCATCGCCATTACAGGTGCTAATCTTCATTCTTCATTAGCGTTCACAACCGAAGGGCAAGGTGCGATCTTGGTTTGGGATAATGACAGCGAGTTCTGGATTGTGAGTGCTTTGAATAACGGAGCAGGAGGTGGTGGAGGAGGCGGGCAGGTGAATTCTGTCGTGGCCGGAACTTATATTGGGGTGGATTCAACAGATCCGGTTAATCCGGTTGTAAATCTTGCTCTGCCTGCTTGCGATACAGACGGCAAAGTATTATCTTCACTTACCGATGGGACACTCTCGTGGATTACGGCAGGTGGAGGTGGGACGAGTTATGCCCCCGTTATGTTTGAGGTGTGGGTAGGGCAAGATTACGCACTGTATTCAAGCTCAACTACTACTGATAGTATTAATGTTATTAATTTTTTTAATAAAACAACCGCCCCAGCGAATAATAATGGTGCTTATATAGAAAGTAATGCGAATATCAAGGTCACCAGGTCAGGAACGTATAGAATAACAATGACTGCTAATATTTATAACGGTGAAAATACGATGCTTTCTCTAATAAGAAGCGGTGTTTCATTTTACAGCGGAAAAGGTTTGTCGGCAACTAACCGAATGGCTAATCTAACGGGAACGTGGTTATTGACCGTGAATGATTTTGATAGTATTAGTTTTGGTGCTTATACATCTAATGGCGATACTGATGGTTGGGGAGGAGCATATTACCAGCGACCAGGTTTTAATCCTTTTAATTACCCTATTGTGAGTTTGGTGGTGGATTTGGTTAGTTAGAGTGATTAATCCCCTTTTTTTAAATCTCCATCTAATATAAATGCCGACCCCAGCAAATCCGAAATTATATGAAAAGGCCAAAGCGATCGCCGATGCTAAATATGCGAAACCCAGTGCCTACAAAAGCGGATTCATCGTGAAAACATACAAAGATATGGGTGGCACATATATAGATGATAATCAACCAAAAGATTTAAAAAGATGGTTTCTCGAAGATTGGGTAAATTTAGCAAAGCAATACGAATATCCAGTAATGCGGCCGTCTAAAATCATTTCGAGCAAAACCCCGCTCACCGTAGCAGAAATTTCGCCACAGAAAATTAAAGAACAAATCAAACTCAAGCAGAAAATAAAAGGGGCGAAAAACTTGCCAGCATTTTAAAAATATTAGTATTTGAATATTAATATTTTTATCTAATTTTTATATCTTCACGACTTATTTCGTTTTTCAGTACATGCGATCTTCGAGTGCGCCCATGTCGGCACGGCGACTATGTTTCTTGCCCCCCGAGGCCGCTCCCCCAGCTTCACCCATACCCAGCTTTTTCTTCGCCAGGTCCAGCAACAAAGGCGCACCGTGTTTGAGTGCCGCCTGACCAAGAGAACTCAAATTTCGTTTCAGGAAATCCCCCACGCGGCCGCCACCCACCATACGAAGAGAATCAGAATAACCCATCGGTTTCTCACGAGACACGTCCAAAATATCGGCCTTCGCGAGTACAGCGGTGTATATACTCGAAACTCCGCGCTGAGTACTCATGATTCCTGAGTTCATAACCACAGTCAACAGTTGTAAATCACCGGCAGCATAATCAATGCCGGTGTTGTTCGTGCAATTCACGGTGAACAAAAGATTAAATTGGCCAAGGGACCCCGGTGCAAACCACTCTTGGGCGATTTGGATATGCTTAGCAAAGTCCAGCATGAGAACCGAACCACAAGTTTCAACAATAGACACACCAGCAGCAGATTCGTCGGCAGGACCTTGGGCGCGCCCACTAAATTCGACCCACGATTGATTGCTGCCAGCTTCCACCGAAAATCTCCACAAGCTCTCTTGGCTCGCTGACGCCAAAATGCCCGATGCGTTGTTAAATTGTATATTAATGCTATTGATGGTGAGCCACGAATCGGCTTCATCACCACGACGGCCACCCGTAGGGCGGCCTACCGTAATCATCAGCTTGTCGGGGATTTGCGCCAATTGAATACTGGCACTCGTAACAGATTGAGTTGCGTTTGCAGCAGGTGAAGCAGGAAATGCCGGAACATTGCTGGTAATATAACGATCAAGGGCATAAAAACTAACCACGTTGCGCGAAGGAAGTTCCGTGCTGGCGTGAGGAGTGAGATATTGAATACGGAGGGAGGGTTCGGCCGCACCACGGAAAACCACCGTGGGGAGCGCACCGGCCGCAAATCGGTCGGCTTTGACACCACCAAATCGCACGACGTTGCCTACATCACCAGACATGTTAAATGTCAAGGCCATGGCCTGGACTCCGTAAATACCAGCCTCACCCTCAATTTCTGACCACACAAAAGGCGACACGAGGAGGGGTTCACTGACTTTGATTGCGACATCAACAACTGTAGCCCCACCAGTCGCATCAAAGTTAGTGCCGGTCACGTTCGTAAGCGTAATCGGGTAAGAACCGCGGGGAAGAAGATCATTGTCATACGAGGCATTGAGAAACGACGCAAACGGGTTCTGGTTAGACCCAGCAATTTTAGTATATTTCGCTAAAGTATCAAACTGCACCGGCGATAACCCATTGTACCTCGACAAAACACGCTTATCGTGAATACGTAAGAGTATAGATAAGATGGATTTCGTCTGCTGGGAAACTGTAGTGTTGTTAATGGTGATGGTTTGCGATTCAAACAACTGCGACAGAGGAAATGGACCGAAGCCATCAAGAGCGCCGTAGTTAAACAAATAACCAGAACCGGGCTTGGCCGCATCTTGCGCTAAAGTAGTTCCGGAAATACGAAACAACAGAGTAGCGGTTTGAATAACGTGGCGGGACATCACGGTCTCGAGCGATGGTAATTGCAAATTATAGATTATCTGATTAGTGAACGGGCCACCACCGATCGCATTGTAGGTTTGCATCGTCATGTTGCTTGCACCTTTGATGACTGCGAAGCGAACTTTATCCGTGACGAGGAGGTCATCGACTAAAACGAGGGACTTTTCGAAATCTTGGGACATTATTATACTATACCGCTTTATTTTTTTTTGGTCAAAATCTGCTAAATACAACTTTTAAAACTAGATTCACCCAAAAGTATTCTAAATTAATCTTTTTAAAAAGTATTTCCCTAAATAAAAATATCCCATTATAGTATAATAATGTCAAACTCCCCAGATAATATTTTCTTGGATCTTTCAACAATTAATTCGGATACGACGGGTTCTGCGATTAAAACAAATCTGGAGTTTAGCGAAACAAGAACTCAAAATATCATTGATAATCCGTCTAACTATTTTCTATCAGTTGTGCGGTTTGAGGTCGATACGCCTAATGTTTCTTTGCCTATATTCATTCCATTAATTAATAACGATGGCGTAAATACTGACCGCGATGAAACTATTTATACTATGTGTATGGCTAAAACTGGGACGGGCGCTGATTCAGGATTATTGATGGAAGGAACTTCCCTAAATGTCAAATGGTCGCCCGAAGATAAATCCGCTCAATTGCCAAGTAATCCCACGGCCGTTGTTTCTAAACAAGTAGTTCAGCCCTTTACTCTCGGAACGCTAAATAACAGCGATGTCGGAACTGTATCTACTTTTAATTATGCTTTTACAACCCCGCTAAATATGAGTAATTCGGGCGGGGCTTTGCAGACACCTACTAAACCTACCTCTTTGGCCGCGAATGATTTAGCAGGGACTCCGGTAAATGCCCAGCCGAGTAATATTACCCTCGGCCTTTTTCCGGGTCGTATTGTATTCGATTATACTGCGGCTTCGCTAAAGATCTTGGGGGTTAATGTAGACCCAGCGGTGTTTAAATATGACCTCACCGGTTGGGCGATGAATATTCAAAATTTAGAGGGGTTTGCAGCTGAATTTTACGTCCAAAATAGTGTCATCGAAACGGTTGTTCTGGTTGTTAATCCCATTTATGGCGATCCTAATATTGTGGATTTGGTGTATACTTTTCCAGCAGGGGCTTTCCAAGGTCATGAAGGAACATTTGAATATTCTGCCTCAGTTGTATATGACCCCTTGGTTATTCCTATGATTCGCTACATTTCGCCTACATTTCTCCCGACGGTGCCTAATTTGAATCCTCTGCCAGCTATTTTCCCCAGTAATACACGGGTTGTTTCAAATAATTTTCCTCTTACTCAAGTGGTGCTAAATAATGCCTTTGAGGTTAGTGTGCCTCTACCCACAGTAGGTATGGATTCAATTGATGCTGGTGTTCTTACTGTTTCTCGTAGGTTTCCAGCACAAAATACTTATTATTTACAAACAACCGCAACCCAAGACGAGTTTGCCGCGTATAATATGTATGCTACTAATGTAAATCAGATTGATACAACGGGGTCTTTATCCGTGCCTGTTCCGGCCGCTTGTGCGTTTGTTATTACTAAATATGCTACTGGAAATGGGTTTGACATTACATTTCAAAATGATGCTTTTGATTTTGCTAAATCAGATATTGGTTATTTGGCAGGTTCATCGCTGACATTTTCTACTGTGGATAGACCTTCGCAGACCGTAGTGATCAGTAGTGCGGAGTTTGGTGGCGATGTTGGCGGAACTATTACATTTAGTTTTGAAAGTGTTTTGCCTATTAATTTAGATCCGCTTGCTACTGAAGTGCTTACTGCTTTGACTTTTTCTGCTATTCCGGCCGCCCAGTTTATTGCTAATGGAATAAATATCACTGGAAATGATGCGTCTCTTGGCGGATTTGCTGAATTAGTTACATTGGACGATTTAACGGAGTTTGGGTTATATCTTGCTACTTTACAAAATCCTGATAATAGTTTCACTTTTACACCTGTGTATCAGGTGAGAGTTATTAAAACAACATCTCCTCCACTCCCTACTACTTGGACGGTGGATTTCCAAGCACAATTTAATGTCGCTACGCCTACCCTCATAACTACTGGCCAAGATATTCAAACCGGTTATTATTCTTGTTATTCCGCGCGTTGGTGGCTTTCATGTTTGAATCGCACATTGAGCAATCTCTGGACGGCCTACGGAGGCGATAATACAGTCGATAACGCGCCCTGTTTTACCATCGACGCGAATACTAATTTGATTACTTTGCTCACACCATTTGACCCAGTTAAACCGATTAATTTCGCCGTAGATGAGCAAAATGCCACAGGAATCGGGTCGCCGTATCAGGTTTATATCGGTGCGCCTGCAGGTACAGCTCCGCAAACAACAAATGTAAATTGGTGTCTGTTTTTCAACGAACCTTTGATGAACTTGTTGTCTGGATTTACGAGTGTATATTACGGCAACACATTTGATAAACCCCTTATTCCTCGATGCGGTGATGAGCAAACTATACTTTTGGCTGGGTCGCGGCCGTATTTATTTAATTACTTTGTTCAACCGATAAATTACCACGGAATCAATGTAGTTACAACCATAAATAAAACTGTAGATCCACCGACTAAAACGAACTTTTATATGACGACCTCGGAATATAGTCCAGTCCCGCTTTGGAATCCGATTCAATCCGTCGTTTTCAGCACTTCACTTTTGCCTGTCGTGACTTCTTTGACAACTGCTGCGCTGCCGTTTAATGTTTTCAATGGTTCAAATGGCAGTCAATCTGTAGGCAATAATGCACAGATTCAAAATATGTTGTCCGATATCCAGGTTGGATTGACTTCTGGTAGTGAATACAAACCCACGATTTTATATGTTCCGTCGGGTGAATATCGTCTCATTGATATGAATGGAACAACGGGTATTCGCACGGCCAGTTTCAGCGTAAGTTGGAAAACAAAATATAACCAAGTTGTGCCTTTCCGTCTAGGGTCTCAATGCGGTGCTAATATGAAAATTTTGTTCCGCCGTAAGCGTATGTACGTGGGTAATGTGGCCCCATATGATACAAATTAATGAGGGAAACCCTCACACTCCCATTTATTGTTTTTTATATAATATTTTTATAAAAGTATATTATATAAATGCATGCTCTACATCAAATACATATTACCCGTGATTTATCTCCAGAAGATGCTTACGAACTTGCCGAACAACATATTGATAGACCCAAAGCACCGACCCTCACAAAAAAACTTTATAAAATTACGCATTTGAAAAAAAAGTATTTCGTGGCCGATTCAATGAAAAAAGTAAAGGTTAGTAAAGGTTGTCATTTAGTCATAGGTCATTTAAAGCCCGAATATGC